CTTCATCATCTTCACCTAAAAAAAGGGAATCAGCTCGCCGAATATATTATAAATCTATGTAATCTTCTTTAATGTTTAAAAAAGATTCTACACCAAATTCATCACTCACGCATCGGCCAGCGAGCCGTTCCAAAATTATTTATACAGATTCTATATCAAACCAGCTAAAAGCAAAGGTTAAATCACAAGTTAAATAACTTGTATCAGGTTCTTGCTGGCTATATTCTAGTGAACCTATACTAATTGGGAAAGATTCATACATTGTTATCTTAGCAGCAGGATTATTCTTACTATTAAGAATCGTTACTAAGATATCGCTGTACAAATCCCTATCACCTTCCTGATACTCAACCCCAACTTCGTTAACTTTAGTAACACTTCTAGTTATATTATCAGGCCGTTCTAATTTATTAAATTGCTTATGGCGGGATGGAAAACCAATATTTTTCAACCACTCATACATTTCAATATAATTTTGATACTTCTCATCTACCAAAAATGAAGCACTAAAAGTATCATACTGAAGCTTATCTCCAACCAAAGGCATATCTACAAAAGGTGTCGCCTGATTTGCCTGTCCTAAACTAACTCCGGGTATATTAACCCTAGTGCAAAAATATTCAGTAGTTGGGAAAATAGGCAAGAATAATTTAAATTGATTACTCTGTGCATAATCAAGCACATCAGGCTGCCTCTGTAAGGGATTTATTTTACCCATTTATTTTATACCACCGCAGTTGTTGAACCGGTACCAATCTCTAGAATGATGGTGTAATTTGATGCTGTTCCTTTAGCAATAGTAAGATCACCTATTGGTGTGCCAGCGTTATTAGCAATCACAGGAGGATTTTGTGTAAAATTCCAATTGCCATTGCCTGATAATCTGCATGCTACAGCGTCTGCTGTTCCTTTCCATGTTATGGTAATATCACCACTTGCCATAGTCCACATAATACGTCTAATGGTAGCTGTACCATCTTCAGGTATGTTTGTTGCTGAATCTGAAGCATCAATTGTTGTTGTATCAGCACTATTACCTTCAATCTTTATAATGTAGCTGCTTTGCTTTCTGTTTTTTAAAACTTGTGTTGTAGTTGCCATTTCAATTTCTCCTTTTAGTACCCGTAGAGCTCATCATACGGAAAAATACTATTTGTTCTTTACTATTTATGACACCAACTACATACAACCTTATGAAAATCATACATCTCCATCATTTTTTCAGCTTGTCTTTGAGCTATTTTCCTTTCATGTTCATTATCATTAGAATCTATATCAGCTCGAGCTAATGCTGACTTAACCTTTCTTACATTAGGATCAGTATAATTAACTTCTTCTAAAGACCTCCACATTCGCTTAGATTCTTTAGATGGGAAATATAATTCTAAACATTCTCCACATATGTATTGATCTTTAAACTTGTACAATTTATCTAATCCCGATTGGTACAGAATTGGTTTCCCAGGTGGCCGGAAACAAAAAAAACTCCGGCCGAAGCCGGAGTTGAAATAAGGTTACCCTTAATTTTATTTTTGGTTATAAAGCAACCTATACTAACTATTACATCAAATTAGTAATCTGGACTCGTCTGTAGTATACATTAGAGTTCCGATCACCTGGGCCGTTTACCTGAGCAGCGACCTGAGCGAAAGGATTAACCTGCATTCCATAACGTGTTTTGAACCCAATCTTGGGCTGGAAGGAATTTTCACCGACCGCACGGACCATCTGCAACGGAACGTAAGGACAATAGAACAAGCCAGCATCATAAGGCGATGTGCCCTTGTAACCAACAATATAGAATTGGTTAGCGGATGCACCAGCTGGAGTACCTGCAGTTGGGTAAGGAGCTGACATATTTGCATATGGATCAACATAAACCTTAAACCGACCGTTTAGGGTACCTGCGAAAGTGTTACCTGTGGAATCTACTGTAAGACTATCAGAAATGCCTGATGTATAGTCTAGTAGACCGGCCATCGTAAGAGCAGAAGCAACGTCAGCAGAGCAAAGGATAATGTTACCCTTTCCGCGGCGTGTGTCACGAGCAATTACGTTTGCATCACGTTCGATAGCGAACATAAGGCCTTTGAACTTCTCAACACTCCAACGACCGTTGGAGTCTGTATCTAGATCAAAAATGCCAGGCGTTGTTGTGTTAACAGCAGCACCCATAACAGAGTTGAAATAGATTGTGCGGATTACTTCACGGTTGATTTCAGCAAGAATTTCAGAACTTAGAATATTAGCAAGTTCGGTTTCTGCGTCTAGACCATGAATCGCTTTGAGGTCCTGAGCAAGTTCCATCGTGTACTCAGCTTTGAGAGCCCGTGACTTCGCAGTTACGGTTGCTTTCTCAATACTGAATGCCATCTCTGCGAAAGCATTGGATGAAGAATCACCCAGAGCTTCAGCAGCAGCGGTGGACATTGCTGTACCTGCAGCGTAGTTAGTTGTCGTTAAGGCCTTTAGTACATCTGAGCCAACGTGTGTGCCTGTACCAGCAAATTTGGTGTCAGGTTCGTTAAACAATGCCTCTGTACCGGACTGTGAAGTATAACGAGCTTTCATCGCAAAGATAAGTCCTGTAGGACCTGTCATTGGCTGAACACCGCATACATCATAGGCGATAAGTGAAGGCATGGCACGGCGAACTAGCGAAATTAGGATTGGATCCCAATTTGCAACTGCCGAACCTGTTGCGTTTGTAGGAGCAGTTTCTCTAAGAAAATCTGTATCTTCTTGTAGAGCTCGCTCTTGGTTTTCTAGGATTACAGTTGTGACTGCCCGACGATAAGCATCTTTAATCTCGGGGAGGTCAGGATGCTGTAATACTGGCTGCCATTTTTCCTGTAAGTGTTCCGTTTGAAACATTATAGTTTTCTCCCTATTTTTTAATGGTTCACGTTACCAGCACGTTTTTCATTGCGGGCAATTGCGGACATATATCGTGACATAGTATCGGACATATCTGAATCTTCCGTACCCTCGACTGTTGCCGCTGTTTCTTCATTACTTGCTACAGCTTTTGGAAAATATCCTTCCTTGATTTGGTCGACTTTCTTGCGAAAATCTTCCTCATTTTCGTAATCAATATTTTCTACTAAACTTGCAAACTTTTCCACTTCTGTATCAGCAAGATCAGAAGCAACATCGAGAAGAATCTCATTTCTCTTTAAGTTATTATTCTCTTGAACAAGCTTAACATTACTTTCCATAACATCGTTTAACTTACCTTCAAGCTCGTTAGCATTTTCAGCTGCGGCATCAAGCATATCAAACTGATCATCAGGGATAGCAATATTATGCTCTTCAAAAAGAGCTTTGAGACCTGAAATGAAATTTTCTGTAATTTCTGTTTTGAGCGCATGCTCAACAGCAACTTCATTATTATTCATCCATTCTTCTACAACATAGTTGAGGTAACCATCAACTTTTTCTGATAGTTCCTCCTGTACATCTCCAATAGTTGAATTAAACCTTTCAGCATAAGAAGCATCAATCGCTTCAAGCTCTTCACGGATCTTAGCCTTAACAGCAGCTTCAAAAATTGTAGCAGCCTTTAGTTTAAATTCATCTGAAAAATCATCCTCACCTTCTGTCAATGCAGCAACATCGTCACTGAAATCCATATTAGCAATTCGATCTTCAATTGTTACTTCGTTAGAAGCTTCTTCCTGATCTGCCTCGGATACAACCTGAGAATCTTCCGATTCTTCGTGTTCTACTTCTTCACGGGCACCAGCCTTCATTTCACCACTACCGTCACCCATAGGTTTCGGAGAGGCATTAGAAGGCTTACCTTTGCGAGGTAGGTCTTTTGATTGAGAAGCTTTTTTCGAAGCCTCTTTACCAGGATCGGAAGGAGCATCTGGAGAAACAACAGCAGGACCCATGTCTTGCACTTCACCAGGTAACCTTTCAGGCTTCATGGCTTTAGCAGCATGTTTCGTGGGTTCATCTGCCGCTACTTCAGCTATTTGCTCATCACCCGTAAGTTCTTCAGCAGCAATAGCTTCTAGTTCAGCATTTTTATCTGTCATGGTTAGATAACTCCCTGTTTGTTTATAATACAATGATTATTTATAATTTTTAAAGCTTTGACATAAAATCTGCAAATAACCTTATTTGTTTTTCTTCTAGATTTTTTGTTTTCTTCTCTAATTCTTTACGGTATTCTGCAATTCGTACTTCCTTTACAATACCATTATCCCAAATCCATTCTTTACCTTCCATAACACCTTCTACGAAAGCATTAGGCGCAGATGGATCTGCAACAATATCAGCCGCAGTTGCTAAATAAAAATCATCTTTAACAACTTGCATACCGTCTCGTCTAGGCTCTAATGAACCCATACCTCTTGACGAAACACCAAGTTTGGCACCCTCATCAATAAGATTTTTTACAATCTTACCATAAGGTGTATCCATAATTTTTGCTTCGCCAATAAAATTTTTACCATCAGGATATAACCTTGTAATCATATGTGATACTCTTTCAAGGTTCACCGTAGGCCCATCAGGATGTCCTAACTCTCCAAAAGCACGTTTCTGATTAACATATTCCTTATTATATCTACCAACTTCTTTTTCTAAAATAGAATGAGGATACATTCGATTGTTACGATTCTTTATATCAGATTGCATAAACACGCCCCTGATATTATAATTTTTAGAACCATCAGCAGATGCTTCCGTAACATATTCCACACTTTCAACGTGTTCGGATATTAGTTTCATTTTTCTTCCTCAGTCTCCTCAGGATTTCCTGTAATTCCCGTATCAATAGGTTCATGTGTAACTTCGGCACTCATATCTGCAAATGCAGTACTAGCTAATCGCACTTTAGCATCATCTAAACTAGCTTGAATTTTTGCCGTCATTGCATCATTAAAATCACCAGAAGCTTTGGCTAAATCGCCTTGTGTTAATGCGTCTACCATGCCCTCTATACTTCCTTTGCTCATAATTTTTCCCTTTTATCTATTTATGTAAAATTAGATCCTGAATCATTTTCATCTTCATCTTCATCTTCAAAATCTGCGGGGTCTTGACCAAACTGTCCAACTGGTTCACCAAACCCACCTTCAGGTCCACCTAAATCTGTTCCAGCATCTGTCGCAATAGTACCATCTGCTTTTTCAGATTTAATTTGTTTATCTATTTGTGCTACATCTTCATCAGTTTGTTTCAGAACATTCTTCCTGACCCATTCAACTGAAAAATAGGTACCAATATATTCTGTAATAACATTAAGTTGATCAACACGTTCCTTTAACAACTCAGCGTCCTTTAATTCATAAAAATGGTTATCATCATTAAAATCATAAATGATAAACTCTCTGACTTTATCCCAATCTTCTGGCGTAATAATGCCTTTCAGAATCAATTGTGTTTTTAATACATCTTGGAATAAACCACAGAACCTCTTTCGTGTTTTTTGAATGAATTTACTAAACTTAATTTCATCTCTAGTAATTTCAGCAGACCGGCCCATATTAAAGCCTGTATCTGAAATTAATCGTGATGACGGAATGTTTAATGAGCGATATAACTTCTCTCTAAAGTAATTGATATCTTCTATTTCACCTAAATTTTGACCACCGCCAAGTGTTGTAATTTCTGTACCTCTACCACCTTCTCTACGTGGCAACCAGAAATCCTCCAACATCGACATTTGATTACGGTCATCTTTAATCTCACCTGAAGAAGCATCATACACTACCTTATTACGATAGCGATTCATAATATCTTTAAGATAAGCTTCTGCCTTAGGCTTAGGGAGATTACCTACATCAATATAAAAGATTCTACGTTCTGGAGCTCGACTGATTCTGTAAATAACCAGAGAGTCTTCCATCATACGGAGTTGGTTTGTAGGTTTAATTGCCTTATGTAGATGGCCATAAACCTGTTTTGTTGTGGGGTTAAATATACCAGAAGTACAATATGTAATAGCGTCCGGAGAAATCTGAATTCCCTGTGAGTTAACACCTCCTTTAAGATTTCCAGGTATACCTTGAAAAGCAGGATAAACTCCAGCTTCATTATAGATATAAAATTCTTGAACTTTTTTAACTAAATCAACACCTTCTTTAGAAACTCCGTCCCTTCCTTTCCCTTTCTCTACTACACGAACCTTCTTGATAAATTTAGGATCAATATAACGAATTTCTGTAATACCTTTCCGTGGAGAGGTATCTTCAATCATTTTATGATAGAAAACTCTTCCGTCGATATACCATCTTCGGAATATATTGTGTCCATTATTTTTCCAGTCCAACAAACGTAGAATTTCGTTAAACTCCTCTATAAGCTTTTTCTTAATTGCGGTTGATAATTTAGTATTATCTAAATTCAACTTAACAGAAACATCTGTTTCGTCCGCAGTTATAGCTTCATTGACTATATCATCAATTGCTTGATCACATTCGGGAGCTTCAGCAGTTACACGATATTTTTTAATTAAATCCCAATCGTTCTTTGCTGCCTTATCTATGTTTATGTATTGGCTGAAAAAACCAGCACCGCCAGAAATATCTAGGGTGCCTTCTTCGTCAGAAGGGGCGACAAAGGACTTAGCCTTCGTCGCCTCTTTCTTCCGTTTTATTTCGTATCCAAAAAAATCTGCCATAATAATATTTATACAGCTTCAGCTAGTGATTTTTTATTTTACTGTGTAATAACTTATTAGGTGCTACCAATACCTGTACCGCCCGGTCCTGTAGTCATATAATTAAATCGGAACGTTGCTCCGTATTCCTCCACAGTATCATTTGAATCGAAAGCGAGCTCAATAGCATCAACTGTAGTGGGCCACAAATTGTAAAGCTTTGCGGTCCATACTACTGAACCTTCACGATTCATTTGCCTTACATCTGCTGTGCCATAATAACCAGCACCCATAGCAGTAGTAGAAGATCCAACGTCAGCAATAGCATGACTCCAACGTTCTAAACCAGAACGAACAGACCAACCAGCATCATTGAGTATGGTTACTGTCCAAGCATCATATGTGCGATCACCAGCAAGAAAAATCTGACGACCACGATATGGTACAGTTACTTCACCAATCGTCATCGCAGGCATTTGAGCCGCTTTACACAA